TAATTAGTATATTTTTAATCTCTTTAAATAAAGTAATAGAAAAAAATTTAATATCTTAACATTATGAAAGAGTTTAATAATATAATAGGAAATGTGTATGGAATTAATTCTGATGAGTATGGAATTAATTATTTCTTAGGAAACCGTACAGTTGATGATGGTAAGCATATAGCAGATATTAAAAGAGCTATGTTAAAAGGAGAATTAATTCCTCCTGTTTTAATAGATAAGAAAACTAGATCTATTATAGACGGACAACATAGATACACTGCTGCTACAGAGCTTTGGAATGAGGGAGTTAATTATACTTTAAGTATTGTAGAATTATCTTGCAAAGAAGATGAGTTATTAGAATCTGCTGTTACATTTAATAGCAGTCAAAAACATTGGAGAGTAATAGATTATATTAATGCTTATGCTAAAGTAGGTAATGAGAATTATATAGCTTTACTAGACTTTTGTGAAAAGAATAAGAAATATTTGGATAAAAAGTATAAAGCTGCAATGTCAATTTTAAAGAGAATGACTTCTGTAAATTTCAAGAAAGGAGAGTTAGAAATAACTGATCTAGACTTAAAATTTGGACAGGAATTATATAATAACCTTGAAAGAATAGCAGATGCTTTAGGTGGCACTGATTTATTATTTAGACCTGCCATTATAAATTCTGTTCGCCATTTTCTGGATTATTATTTTGTGAACGATTATCGTAGTCTAACTGAATTTGTAGCGCAACATAAAACTGGACTACATTATCAAGAGAAATATGATAATTTTATACATACCTTAGAGGGAAGTATAAATACTATTCCTTCAGATAATTCTAGAGAATGGGTGAAATTTCTAAGGAATGTTTACGAACATTCTTTGAAACAAACTCGTTTAGATTAACATTTATAAATTTAATTCTTATAGTTATGAAAACAGTATTAAGAACTACAAAAAGAGTTATTAAGTGGTATTTAAATGCACTAGCCAGTATGCCTAATGGTGCTTTACTACCAATGGGAATGATTCCTTCTAAAAGAAGGTAATTCCCAAAGCTGCTTTGGTAAGAATTAAATTAAATAAATTAAATTGAACTAATAATTACTTTATAAATAAATTATTATCGTATGCTATGGAAATTAAGCATTTATTGAATGATGCTAAGAGTGAACATGGTTTTATACCTTGAATTTCCCTAAGTAATAGCGATTATAATTAACTCTTAAATTTTTTATAATATGTATTCAGTAAGAGATAGATCATGTCATGTGATACGCATGTTTGATACAGAAGGACAAGCTCAAGAGTTTTGTTTTATAATGGGTAGGCCCGATTGGAGAGTAGAAAGAGTTAGACCTACTAAATCTCAAGTTAGAGCTGTTCACTTTTGTGAAATGGTTCTAGACATAAAATTTGAAGGTAACATACATAATTTATACGATATAGAAGAGTTTTTAGATAATCATTTAGAAGATGCTAAAATAATTATGGAAGATGCAGAATCTTCATACTCTGAAAATATAGATTATGTTTGTTGGTAAATAAACGATGCTCTGATGGCGGAATTGGTAGACGCAAAGGACTTTGATAAAAACTAGAGTTTATTACAGTAATAAAGGTATGAGTGCGCAGAGGAAAACCTCTGATGTAGAAGTAGGCTAATTCGGTGAAGGTACCAACCTTATAAATGGTAATAACGCCGAGCTAAATCAAACATTATTGTTTGTAAATGTGTAGAGACTATATACCTACAACCTAAATACTTTATATATATGGTTATAACATAGTCCAAGGATTCTAGTATCCTGAAAATCCTTTGGCCATTTTGGCCGTGTGGGTTCGATTCCCACTTGGAGTACTTGATGAAAAATTTAATTAGAAGACTTACAGCAATATTATTTAAATAAATATAAATATAATAAAAAGTCTTCTTTTTTATTGCCTGCTGGTGTAAAGGTTAGCACTTCAGTTTTTGGAGCTGACTGTATTGGTTCGAATCCAGTGTAGGCAACAGTAACTTTCCTTAGTTCAGCGGATAGTAACAACGGTCTTCTAAACCGTAAACCCCAGTTCGAGTCTGGGAGGAAAGACTAATTTTAATAGTTATGGTTGTTATTAATAAAGACACATATATCATTTATAGAGAAAAATTAGATAATGGATAGATTGTTCATTTAGAATTTAGTAAATATACAACTTTAAAAAGAACTTTTTATTTTGTATGTTTATTTATTAATAAAAGAAAGAAGGGCTATATAGAGAATGAACAAACTGGAAAATGTGGTTTATCTGGACTTATAATTGCCAAAAATTTATTAATTAATTTCATTAATAAATTAAAAGATACTAAATTAAGGGAAGAAAAAATATCTATAATTATAGGATATACCAATTCGAGAAGAAGAGATGTTTATGAAAGGTATTTAAAGGAACTTAATTTTATAGACAGTAAATGGGACAGACATCCATGTTTAAGATATGATATTTAAATGAGGATATAGCACAATGGTTAGCGCTCTAGCCCTCCAAGCTAGAGATGTCGGTTCGATCCCGACTATCCTCTCAATTTTATAAATGCCTAGTAGTTTAAAAGGGAAAGAATAACAGGTGTTGTAGTCTGGAGGTCCAAGGTTCGAGTCCTGGGCTAGGCACTACAAACGGGAGCTTGGTCTAATGGTTATGACAGCAGTCTTCAAAACTGCGAGTAGGGGTTCGATTCCTCTAGCTTCGCAATAATATTTTAGAATATAGAAAAGGGCTTATAGTTCAATGGCTAGAACATATGCTTTGCATGCATAGGATTTGGGTTCGATTCCCAGTTTGTCCACAAGAATAATGGGCTTGTAGTATTAATATGGATAGAACATCTGCTGCGCACTGGCCCAAAATGTGGGTTCGATCCCCACCAAGCTCATTATTCTTTACGCGTATATGGTGGAATGGTAGACACGCTAGTCTTAGGAACTAGTGCTTCACGGCATAAAGGTTCGAGCCCTTTTATACGCACGAAAAATGTATTAATATGAGACAAATAAAGATTACTAAATCTATTACGAAAAGAGATAATTCTTTAAATATATATTTAAAGGAAATAAACAAAACAGATTTATTAACCACAGAAGAAGAAGTTAAATTAGCAGAGTTAATATCTAAGGGAGATAAAGATGCTTTAGATAAATTAGTTACAGCTAATTTAAGATTTGTAGTTTCTATAGCTAAGCAATATCAAAATCAAGGATTAAGTTTGTCTGATTTAATCAATGAAGGGAATATTGGTTTAATTAAAGCAGCTAAAAAGTTTGATGTAACTAGAGGATTTAAATTTATTTCTTATGCTGTATGGTGGATTAGACAATCTATTATGCAGGCTATTTCAGAACAAACTAGAAATATAAGAATCCCTATGAATCAAATAGGTACTTTAAGTAAAATTAATAAGACTTCTTTAAAGTTAGAACAACTTAATAGTAGAAAACCTACAACAGAAGAGATAGCTAGTGAATTAGGAATAGATGTTGAAAGAATTAATGAACTAATACGAGTTTCTGGAAAGAATGTATCTATAGATACTCCATTTAGTGATGAAGAGGATTCTACTTTAGCAGATGTTATTACTAACCATAATAGTCCTTTAGCAGATAAAGAAGTAAACGAAGAGTCTTGTTCTATTGAAATAGAAAGAGTATTAAATAGTTTGTTTCCTAGAGAGCGTGACATTATTAGAATGTTATTTGGAATAGAAGTTCAAGAGATGAATATGGAAGAAATTAGTGATAAATTTGGTATTACTAGAGAAAGAGTTAGGCAGATAAAAGAAAAGGCTATAAAAAAGCTAAGAAATAATTATAAATTATTGAAAGATTATTTGTAATTTGGAGGTTGAATCGTCTCCTTAGAAAATAATTGATCCGTAAACCTTACTACGATACAGTGGTGTCATTCCAGTTGTTAGACGTTAAATTTGGGTGAGTATTGGCCAGATGTTACTCTTAATATACATAGTCTGGCTTTTTTATTTATCTAATTATTAAATTATGAAAAAATTAATTTTGTTGTTATTTGGGCTATCATTAATTGGCTGTGTTAAGGAATCTCCCTCATTTACACAGAGCAAGAACGTTGATAATATGTTACCAATGGAATCTCAGTACGTTAATGTTAGTCAAGGGAAGATAACTATAGTAACAGATGGAGCTGATACTTTATTAGTAACTACTAAATCTGGTAAATATCTGTTACCTAAAAAGGTTGGTGGAATATTAACTTATAATGAAATAGATTCTGCATCTCATAATTATATAAAGGATAAAATGAACGTATTTCAAACTGTTGCGTTTGAAGATTGCTCTTATTCTGATTATGATTATAATGACCTAATAATACATACTAAGTTATCCATTAATGCTGCTGATAAAACAGTTAAAATAGAAATTAATCCAATTGCTTTTGGTGCTGTTAAACATATTGCATTAGGAGTAACTATTAATGGAAAACCTCATTGTTTAATCTCTAATTGTAGAAAAGAGTTATTTAACAATGATGCTGGTATGATTAATACAAGAGATGTATATAAGAAATATCCTATAATAACTAAAGAATTAACTGGAGTATCTTATAAAGATATTTATGGAGACTTAACTAAAGTATCTTCTATAGATTGGTGGATTGCAGTTGACCAGCCAGAAGATCTAGATGAAGTTGATAGTTGGGTAAAATTATATGCAATATCTAAGAACTTTAATTGCTGGGATAAGAATAATAAACCTTATGGACTTATATTATGTAATATAAGAAATAATATTTATACTTATAATAAAGTTAAATGTGGAGCTAATTGGTTTCATTATCCTTTGGAAACAGAAGATATAACTAATGTATATCCTGCATTTGCAAAATTTAATGAAGGACAAGTTCCTAATTTCTCAGATTTTGCTACTCCAATGGGAGGCAATTATTATGATATTGATAAATATTATCTAGAAGATTCCGAAAAAGTATTATATTGCGTAATATTTAAGTGATTTGAGGAAACTACTATTAATATTAATGTTGTTTATTAGCTTTACAGCGTTTAGTCAACACACACTTAGGGCAACTAAGTATTATCCTAACTATAAAGGTATGGGTACGATAACTGCAAGCGGTAGTAAAGTTAATATTAATAGCCTAAGGAAAGGTTATGTAAGATGGGTGGCATTATCTCAAGATATGTTCAAATATTATAAGTTTAATGATATTATATACGTTCAATGTAGTAATAAACATTTAAATGGATTTTGGATAGTAAAAGACAAAATGAATAAGCGAATCAAAAGAAGTATTGATTTTATGTTACATCGAGAAGAACATATTGGATTTAATACTCCTATTAAAGTAAAGATTATTAAAGTTACTAATACTTTTAAATGAATTGATATGAGCAAAAGTTACAAAAAACATGCTATTATTAAAGACAAATCTGGATATAAATGGTATAATAGAACGTTTAGAAGGGTATTAAATGCTGCTGTTAGAGATTTTAAAAATCTTGCAGATATAGAAACTTGGTTCTTAAAAAGTCCCAAGACTATTATAAATGAGTATGATATTTGTGACTATAGGTGGGACTTAGAACATCCTAAAAGAAAATACAAAATAGATAAAAAGTATTACAGAAAATGAAAAAGATTTTATTAATTATGTTTTTGATATGTTCTGTCTTTACAATAAAGGCAGAAACATATATGTACACAGCTACTAGTTATCAACAAAAGTATAGCTATCAAAGTAGCTTCAGCAACAGAGTTTCTTGTGAGGTAGGAATTACTATTGATACTAGTTTAGGCTATATCAAGATGGACACAGAAAGACTTCAATATTATATTATTAAAAGTTCTTATGGTCCATATAGAGACTCTGATGGAGATAGAGTTTTGAAATTATCGTGTACTGATGAGGAAGGTCTTAATTGTACAGTTAGAATAATTTCTGGAACTTATCGAGAACAACTTTATGTTGACTATAATAATATTACATGGGTGTATAATTTAAAATAATGTACTATACCGTGTATTGTGATGGGGCGTTTTCTCCTGTTAAAAAAACAGGGGGAATCGCCTTTATTATTCTCAATGATAAAGGAGAAACTGTGTGTGATTTCTTTAAAGCATTTACTAATACTACAAATCAAAGAATGGAACAATTAGCTGCTATTATAGCACTAGAATCTATTAAATCTTCATCTGAAATTACTATCATTTCTGATTCTTTATATGTTGTTAATACATATAATAATAATTGGAAAAGAAAGTCTAATTTAGATTTATGGGATAGATTCGACAAGGCAATTGCTAAACATATTAATGTAAGGTTTGTACATATTAGAGGCCATCAAGGAAATCACTATAATGAATTATGTGATGTATTAGCTAAATTAATTAACGAATGACTAACTTAGAAAAATTAAAAACAAAGAAAATTGTAGAGTGTATCTCTCAATTTGATTTTGACAGAGTTGCCAAAGTAATGAAATTTTTGAATTGGAAATGGACAATTCACGATGGAATATTAGAAGTTCCAGATAAGTATGATATTGTAGAAGCGGCTACTAATCTACTTTATGAAGTATTTGATGGATTACTTATTTGTTCTGAAGAAGACTTCTCAATAGGAACTGGAGGTCTTGTTGCTAAAGCATATAAGTATAAAGATGAAGACGATGATTCTGATCAGATAGGTTTAACTTTAATGTTTGTACTAACCAAATCTGAAACACTATGAAATATAAACATAAACTAGAAAATTTAAAAGCTGCGCAAGAATGGTGGGATTCTCAATCCAATACATTTAAGAGTTCTTCTAAAAGGCCAGGAGGTATTAATCAAACAGTAGCTATTAGAAAGAAATAATTATGACAGAAAAAGAATTAGATCAAATAAATAAGAATTTCGATGAGATGTTAGCTCAATTAAATGAAATTAAAGCTATACTCATGGAAATAAATAATAATTTATATAAAATTAAATATTAGAATTATGGGATGTGATATTCATTTGCATGTAGAATCAAGACTTGCAGGTATTGATAGAGAACATAATTGGTATAATACTGCATTTTATGGAGAATTTTGCGAAAGATGTTATCCAATGTTTGCAAGACTAGCTGATGTAAGAAATTATGATGATGTAAAACATCTTCCAATTAGAGGACTTCCAGAAGATGTTAGTTGTACTGTTCTAGAAGAGGCATGTTGCGAAGTTATTCCAGAAGGAGAAGACCAACATCCTTTCCATAAAACTAACTGTGTTGATAAAGAAACTGCTGATATGTGGGTTGAAAAAGGATATTCTAGATGGATGAATGAAGACCATTCTTTATGTCTAGATCCGGATTGGCATAGTTTTAATTGGTGTACTTTAGCTGAATTAAAGAAATGCTTTAATGAAGTCTTTGACGATTCGCCTGGCTGTGAAGAATGGCTAGGATTAATCAAGTATATGGAATCTCTAGAGAAATTTGGAGAGAATGTAACTAGAGCTGTATATTGGTTTGACAATTAATATTTGTTAACCATATATAACATTATTATAAACATGTACTATTGGAAATATTCTAAATTATAACTATCATTGTAAATATATACAAATAGAAATTATGATAATAGAAGAAAACGATTTTAGACTGACGCTTACTAATGGTTATCTTTGGGATTTAGAGTTGTTACAAACTGTTAGGCCCAAAGATAAACCAGAAAGAAGTGAATTTCAGCTAGAGGGATATGGTATTCCTTTAGAAAATTGTATTAAACGAATAATAAATTATAGATTAGAAAATAAAAAAGATTGTTATACTTTACAAAGTTATTTTCAAGAGTATAAAAAAGAATTAGATATTATTAATAATTTAGTAAAAAATCATTATGAAAGCGAAGACAAAGAAAAGTAAACAAACTTTATCTGTTAAGATGAAATGTAAGGAATGTGGTTCAACTGTTTACCATGATTTAGTTCCAGGAACTAAGAATACTTATAGATGTAGTGTTTGTGGACATACAGTAATAAAGAAATGAGAGTAATAGAAAATAATAATCCAGAAGTAGAAAATCAAGCTCCTTATCAAGAGGCAGAAAAAGTAGCCACTAAAGAAGATACTCCCCAAACAATGGAGGGTACTGAAAAAGCTATTAATAAAGCTAAAAGATCATGTACTATAAGTGATAAAATGATAAATCTCCTATTAACTCAATTAAGAGGAGAATTGTCTAATTATACTCTATACAATACATTTGCTGTATATTATGGATGTAATGGATTAACTAAACTAAAGGAATATTGGTTAGCTAGAGCTAATGAAGAAAAGATGCACCATGAATGGATAAGAAATTATCTTATTTCATGTAATGTAATATTTGAATATCCAGAAGTTCCCGCAGTTAATGTTAATGTTGATGATAATTTAACTCCTTTTAAAGACACTGTTGATAGAGAAATCGAAACAACTGGTGGAATTAATAATATAGTTAATGAAGCTATTAAAGAAGGAGATCATGCTACTGCTAAATTCTTAAATGGTTCTGATGATTCCTTTGGAATGTTAGTTCAAGAACAAATAGAAGAGCAGAAGATTAGTATGGATGTTTACAATATAGCTAAACAGGACACTGATTGGCTTACTAAACAAGATACTATTTACGATATGTATTTTAGCGTTAGACCTAAGTAATTAAATAATATGGACAAGTTATATATATGTGATACGTTTATAGACTACACAGGAAATGAGCGAGAGTTTGTAATGTGCGCTATTGTTGAATCTTATAAAGAACCTCTTATTTATATTGGCAGAGAGGATTCTGATGATGATTATATTTATAAAGTAATATCAATAGGTATTGCAGCAAAGAGGCCAGAAGATACATTTAGTGAAACTCTTGGTAGAAAAATAGCTTTAGGAAAGGCTCTTAAAAAGAGTACTCATAGAATACTTGTTACTAATCATGGTATGATAGACCAAGAATTAGTTTCTAGAATTTTAGAGAAAGAAGCTAATTATTTTAAATATCATCCAGAATCTTATCTTAAGGGATATAATAAGGATAAAGAAAGATTTTTAGTTAAATCTACAATGGAAGATAAACCATTATTCGAAAAATTAGACCCAGGGAGTAGATTGAATGACAATAAGCAAGTTGAAAACATTTGTAAGTACTAATTATGTGGGGATAATTATGCTAGTTTTAGCATTATTATCAATAATTGGACTTATAGTATTTTCTGTAAAAAGTAATGTATCTTCTTCAACTCAAAAGGATGAAAATAATTATAAAGAGCTACTTAAAGAAGTTAAAGTATTAAATTCTAAAGTAGATTCTATTGAGTTGAAGAGAGATACTTTATATAAGGTTATAAATTCTTCTAAAACAAAAATTAAATATATAGATAAGTGGTATGAAAAGAATTATATTGATATTACTAATCAGCCTGTTACCAACGATGTGGAGTTTTTCAAAAACTACATATCCGAAGCTAACAAGTGATTCGTTAATTGTAATAACTCCTCAACAATTGAAAGCTACTAATTTAATATTCTTAGAACATAAGAAATTTAAGTTAGAGAACAATGAGTTAAATAAACAAATAAGTAACTATCAAAAAGTAATAAGTACTTATCAATATTCTGACTCTATTCAGAAGATAGAAGTTTCAAAATTGTTAGACAATGCAAAAATTACTAATGATTTAATCAATAGTAAAGATAAACAAATAAAGAAACTTTCTAACAAGAGTAGTATGTTAGGTAAATTTGTTTTAGGAGAACTAGTTATAAATTGTACTTTATTAGCTATTATACTAATAAATTAATATGCTATCTGAAATAAAAAAGTATGCAGAAAAGGGTTTTTATATAGGTATTTATCCAACATTAGAACATTCTGGATACCAATGGATTTCATTTGTTATGATTAAAGGTGAAAGAAATTGGCTAAAAGGGAAACAAGGTTGTACTATGAGTGCCTTTCCTACTATAGAAGAGGCTTTATTAGCTGCTACTTCATATTGTGATAATTACCATGAAAAGAAAAAACCAAAGCGATAATTTTACAAAGGATGAAGAAGGTATAATTTATAAATTTCCAGAAAGATCTTGTAAAAACTGTTTTAAATATCCTTGTTTTAAGGGTATAGAAATATGTTCTTGTGATAGAGCTAAATATGGATGCAGAGATTACAGAGAAGACTAAGGTTATACATGGAAAGCTATTAGCTCTTAGAGAAGAATGTGGAGGTTATATCATATATGTATTTGAAATAATTGGAGGTATTCCTCCATTTGAAAAATATGTAATGTGTACTAGATTTCCTAACTGGGAAACTCCATTTATTTCAATAGGAGATGTAGGCTATTTAAAGTATAGAGAGGTTATTGCTGGAAAAGATATATGGTATGATGGAGATAAATTCGTTCCATATAAATATACCGGTATTCATTTTTTAGATTTTGTATTAGAAAAACCAAAATGTGAAGACATTGTGGTTTAAGATTAATAAATAAATAAATAAATAAATTATGTTAGAAGATAAAACAAACGATTTGTCTAATTTGGGAGAGTTAATTAACAAGAAGAACAACAGTATAGATTCTTATATATGGAAAGGTCGTAAGACTCTTTCTAATGGAGAATATACTCAAAATGAAGTAAAGATGGTAGATTGTTCTGTAGAAGAATTGAAATCATTCTTAGCTCATTGTAAATCTATGTTATATAATGAAGATGTAGATAACCCAGGGAGATATGTATTACTTAATATCATTAAAGAACAACGTGATAAATGTAATACAGAATTATTCATACGTTGGCTTGAACAAGACAAAGAAACTCCTAGATATGTATTCTTGTCATCTTTAAGAGATTTCTTAAATAACAATCCATCTATTAATCCTAAAGAAACTCCTATTAAAATAGCTGTTGGAGGATGTCCTAAAGAATTTGAGAATCTATTAATTGATATGGTTCTTAATGGATGTTTAGATACTCTTGGTAAGATTAATAAGAAACATATTACTTTAACATTTTTGCTAAAGCAAGGATTATGGTTCAGCCCAGAAGAAACTAAGAAAATGTCTAAAGAAAACGTATCTGATAAATTAGAATATGCTAAAGGTCAACTGGATATTAAATCTTCTTCTAATCTAAGGATTAGTCCTAAGGGACTTTCTCTTGCACAATTGCAAGCAATGATTAGTCTTAGAAGTAGGAAATATTCAGAACTAAGTAATCTTCAATTAGAAACACTTAGAAACAGAATATTATTTTCTTTAGAGAATGAAATAATGTTTCATATTTCTCAATGGGAGACTAGAATTAAACAAATCGTTAAAGTTCTAGAATCTAAGGGAGTAAATGACGTCACTATTTGATAAAAAAGAAGACAGCAGGACAGAGAAGCAAAATCAATTAGTTCAAGAATGGGTAAACAATAAGTTAAAAGGTACAATAGTATCTCCTACAGGGTTTGGTAAGACAAGAGTAGGAATACTTGCAATAACTAGATTTTTAAATAAAAATAAAAATCGAAATGTTATTATTGTTGTACCTAGTGATGCTATTAAACAACAATGGATTGAAGAGTTAGCTAGTTGGAATTTATTAGAAAATTGTAGTGTTAAAACTATGTATGATACTTCTAGAAATTCTTACAATTGTGATTTACTAGTTATTGATGAAATTCATAAATGTTTAAGTAATCATCTGTTTAAATTATTTACTAATATTAAGTATAAAGTCATACTAGGTCTGACAGCAACTTTTGAAAGATTAGATAATAGACATCTTTTATTAGAGAAATATTGTCCAATTATTGCAGAAGTTACTATAGAAGAAGCAATTAAAAATAAATGGCTTTCTAAATACAAAGAATATTTAGTATTAATAGAACCAGATGATTACGAAGTTTATACCAAACTTGATAAAGAATTTAATGAGCATTTTTCTTTCTTTAGCTATGATTTTAATTTAGCTATGTCATGTGTTACTAGCTGGAAAGTTAGAGCTAATTTAGCTAAAGAAAGATGTCATGGAGATGATTTTAAAGATGTTAATAAACAAATATTAATTCATGCTATGGGATTCAATAGAACTCTCCAAGCAAGAAAGAAATATATTAATAATCATCCAAAGAAAGTTGAATTAGCAGAATTAATCATAGAACATAGATTAGATAAAAAATGTATTACATTTTCTAATACTATAGCTATGGCAGAAAGTATCAAATATGGAATGGTATATTCTGGAAAAGATTCTGCTAAGAAGGGCAGAATAACTCTTGCTGAATTTATAGAACAACCTACAGGTATTTTAAATACTGTAATGAAAGTAAGAGAAGGGCTTAACTGTCCAGATTTATCAGTTGCAATTAATCTTGGAATAAATAGTAGTAAGGCTACTAATATTCAAAAGAGAGGTAGAGTAATTAGAACTAATGATACTGATAAAGTTGCAGAAATATTTTACTTAGTATTAAAAAATACTGTCGAAGTTAAATGGTTTCAAAATGCCATTGGAAGTTCTAATTATGAAACTATAGATGAAGAAGCATTGAAAAATGTTTTGGAATCTAAAGATTACTCTGTTAAGAAAAATAAGCAAACAACATTAACATTTAGATTTTAATTATGTTTAACGTAAAATATTACTTGAATGATGAATTGTGTGAAGATAAATTAGGAGTAGATGAATTTTTATTACTTTTACATGATTTTGTAACTTGTTCTATTGAAGTATGTTCATGTACTTTAAATGGAGTTGATATAGATTGTGTAGAATTAGCTAAAAACTTGAAACTATGATAATAGAAAAGATGATTGAGATGCTTTGTTTGCGTGAGTATCTTACTCACATGGCTGATCCTAATAAGGTTGACGTACAGGCAATGTCATCAAGATTACAAGAACTAGTAACAGAATTTGTAGAACCGTATGTAATTGAACCCGCTCCGAAAGGAGAATAAAATAATTGCAGTTAAATAGATTAATTAGTTAATAACTATATAGTTTATTTAATTGAAAAATTTGGAAATTAATAATCAATTATTAATGATGGAAAAGTATAAACTGTCAGCAGAAGAAACATTAATAATTGATTTATTATTTATGGCAAGTATTGATGAGGGACATAAGGAATATTTAATAAAGTATCTTAACCTGCCTATTAAAAGAATAGGTTTACGAGAATTGTTATTAAGTCTTCAAGATAAAGGAATCTTAGTTAAACAATATAAAGTTCCGAATGAGGGAGAACTCTTTGATCCGGAAACTGTAGAGTTTAATAAAAACTTCTTACACAATTATAGAAAATTCTCTGGAGAATTAGGATATGAATTTTTTAATGTTTATCCTTCTATAGCTATTATAAATGGAGTTGAAGCTCCTCTTAAAAATTTCGCTAAGAAGTTTAATACAGAGGAAGATTTCTTCTTTGCTTATGGTAAAGCTATTGGTTGGAAATTAGATAAGCATCAAGAGATTATAGATCTAATTAAATGGGGAAAAGAAAATAATTGCAAATTACTAAATATGAATATCGCAGATTTTGTAATTAGTAAGATGTGGAGAAGTATAGAAGAACTTAAAACTGGAGATGCTGTTATGAAATTTGATACTATTACTGATATTTAATGAGTATATCTGATAAATTACTTACTTTAATAGATAGTGGAAGAGCTGGAGATAATTTTGCTTTATCCACAGGTATGCCTAAATTGGAAAAATATATAGATGGTGTTTCGCAAGAAACTTATTATCTAGTTGCTGGAGGTACAGGTGCAGGTAAAACTTCATTTGTAATATATTCGTTCATTTATCGACCTATTATGGAGAAATTAAATGATAACGACTATCATGTCATTTACATATCATTGGAAATGACTGCTGAACAGTTACTAGCTAAATTACTGTCTTTATATATTTGGGAAACCTATGGTGTAGAATTATCTTTTAAAGATCTATTATCTAGAGGTAAAGACAATAAGTTATCTGATATTAACTATGAATTAGTTACTAAATCATTAGATACATTAAAAAAGATAGAATCTCATTTGATAATAAGTACTAAATTGTTAGATCCACAAGGAATCAAAGAATTTGTACTAGAGCAATTAAAGAAATTTGGTACTTTTAATAATAACATTTATACTCTTAGTAATCCTAAACATATTATTGAAGTAGTAATTGATCATATTGGTTGTGTAAAAGGACCAGATAAGAAGAAAGTGATTGATGAAACTTCTAGTATTATGAGGGAATTAAGAAATAGATGTAGAATAACTCCAGTAGTAGTTATGCAAATTAATCGAGGAGCTTCTAATGTAGAAAGAAGAAAACTAGATATGCAAGAATTACAACTAGATGATTTAAAGGGAAGTGGTAATCCAGCAGAAGATGCCAATGTAGTATTAGCATTATTTTATCCATTTAGAGAAAAGATGTCTAAGTACAGAGGTTACGATATAAAGAAACTAGGCAGTAATTTTAGATCTGTAGTAATATTAAAGAACAGGTTTGGTTCTGCAGATATATCTGATGGTCTAGGATTTTATGGAAGTGTTGGATTATTTAAAGAGCTTCCAAAGAGTGCTGAAATTATGGATTATGAGAAATATAAATATCCAGATTGGATCCTCAAAAATGAAGAAGAAGTAGAAGAAGATAATAAAGTAAAAATGACATTAACATTATAATATGGCAGCAGAAACTATAGCTATAGTAGGTGAAAGTGGAACAGGAAAGAGTACAAGTTTGAGGAATTTAAACCCTCAAGAAACATTTATTATTAGTACAACTGGAAAGCCTTTGCCTTTTAGAAAATATAAACAAAAGTATACTGAACTAAAGAAAAGTAAAGATGGATTTGTTGGAAACTATTATGTTAGCTCTGATTATTCTAAAATTATCAATATGTTAAAGATTATCAATTTAAAAATGCCTCAAATAAAGCAGGTTATAATTGATGATTGGCAATATATGTTAAGTTATGAATTTGTAGACAGAGCTACTGAAGTAGGATATAGTAAATTCTCTGAATTAGCTCAACATGCTATGGAAGTGCTTAGGTATTCAGAACAAATGAGACCAGATTGCAAAATGATATTTATCACTCATTCTGAGAATACTGGAGATGCTATGAATCCTAAGTATGTCATTAAAACAATAGGTAAATTGTTGTCTGAAAAGGTAACTTTGGAAGGAATGTTTACTTATGTATTCTTTACTAAAATTGTAAAGGGAGATGATGATAAAATGCAGTATAAGTTTTTGACTAATACTGATGGAGAGTGTGTAGCTAAAACTCCTATGGGTATGTTTGAAGACCTACTTATAGATAATGATTTAGCTAAGATTATACAAGCTATTGACGATTATAACGGAGACGAATGATTGTTAAAATGATGATAACTTTTGACTATAATCCAGAAACTAATGAGTATAGTCCCATTAAGCAGGAAATAGTTAAAAGTAAGACTACTGAAAAGAGTCTGGCAGAAAAAGAAGCAGAAGAGAGTATGGATTCTTCTGAACCACAGATAACTTTAACTGACAATAAGTATATCTTAAACAAGTCTGCAGCTAAATTATTAGATGTATCTTGGGAAGATAGACTTGATATAAAATATCAAATTGTAGATAAAGTTAGTTTTCCAATTATAGGTAAAAATACTATATGGAAAACTAAATCTGGAAATAAGCTCACTAAGATGCTTACAGTAAGTTATAGAGGAAATGCTAATACTCTCTTAGCAGAGTATGGTGATACATTTTCTCTTACTCCTTGGCAAGGACATGAAGGTTTATTTGTAATGGTTGGTAATAAGATTCGTAATAACGATAGCAATATTGATGTTACTGAATCTCCGGAAATAACACAGGATAAACCAAATACTGATGATATAAATACTGATTCTAATGAGGATTCAGAAGAAACTCCAATTGAAGAACCAGATACAGATAATAATAATTATGAGATTAATGATTTTAATTTTGAACTTTAAAATAAGAAAAAATTATGGCAACAACATTTAAATTAAGTAACACAAACACAGCAGCTGTAACTAGATTGCAACCTTGGAATATTTATCCAGTAGTATTTAAAGGAGTAGAGTACAAAGAGGGAACTTCTAAAGCTGGTAAGGCTTGGAAAGCTGTTCAATTTAAGTTTTCCGGAGAAGCTGGTATAGTTGAACCAATGTTCTTCTGCCCAGGTGAAAAGGGTGACGAGAGAATGTCTGGAGAAACTAAGGGTAGGAAATGGGAACTTCCTAGTCAAATGGAGCTACTGTCTGGTGCAGTATCTCACATTCTAGGAGTATTCGCACCATCTAATTTAGAGAAATTGAAAACTCTTTCATTTGATTTTCCAGATGATTTTGAGAAATTTGTAGGTACTTTGGAGAAGGCTCTAAAGAGTTCTATTAACAAAGCTACTCACATTAAATTGGTAGGCGATAGTAAGGGCTATGCTGTTGTTCCTAACTTTGTAAAAATTAACCGCGATGGTATTGCATATATTTCTAATAACTGGCTAGGAGACAATTTGGGATTTACTGAATATGAGGTTAGTAAATCTAAACAGGCTAAGTCAGCTACTCCAACTAAGGTTGATGGTATTGATTCTGTAGATGCCTCTCCTGATACTACTGCAGAAAATAAGGATCTAGATTTTGATATTTAATAAGTATTAAGTAACTTTAAGGTTCCAATACAAATTAATGAATTAATATGAAATTTGAATTTGAACCTAATATTACTAAAGAATATTTATTAAGTAAAGCTAGACAAGAAACTTATTTAGAGTATTATTTAGGTATTCCTGTAAAAAAAGGATTATTTAAATCCCCTCTTAGGGATGATAAGAATCCAACATGTGCATTTTATGTAAATGCATCTGGTGATATAATATTTAAGGATTTTAGTGGACAATTTAATGGAAACTTTATAAATGTAGTTATGTTTAAATATAATTGCAGTTATTATAAAGCCCTAAGAATTATAGCTAATGACTTTGGATATTGTAATTACAGTAAATTACCTAAATGTAGTAAACCTATAAAAGTAAGCGAACATACCTTTGAAGGCTCTAAGGAAGCTATTATTCAAGTAGAAATACAAGATTTTAGTGACTTTGAGTTGGATTGGTGGAAACAATATGGAATTACAGAAAAGATTCTAAAGAAATTTAGAGTCTTTTCTTGTAAGACTGTATTTCTTAATGGTAATGTTTATATTCATTCTTCCTACAGACATCCTATATTTGGATATTATAGGGGAAAGAATGATAATAAATTAGAACTATGGAGAATATATTTTCCTAACCATAGAAGTAGAGAACCAAAGTTTTTATCTAATTGGAAATCTATTCTATTACAAGGAAGTAAACAACTTCCTAAAGAAGGAGATATATTAGTAATCACCAAATCAATGAAAGATGTAATGTGTTTGTATTCTTTGGGCATAACAGCAATAGCTCCAAATTCTGAGAATTTATTTTTAACAGAGAATCAATATAATAAATTAAAAAAGAGATTTAAACGTATAGTTTTATTCTACGATAATGACCTTCCAGGCATTCATAATATGAATAAGATTAGAAAAAAGTTTAATATTGAATGTATGTGGATTCCTAGAAAATATAAAGCTAAAGATATATCAGATTTTTATAAGATATATGGAGAAGACAGAACTAAAGAATTAATTGAATATGCCAGAGGAAATTAAAAAGAAAAGAACACATTCTGGTGCAGCAGCCAGACGTAAGGGAAACGCTTACGAATTGAAGATAATAAAAGAATTAACTGAATTAGGATATGATGGTTTAAAATCGAGTCGATCTGAATCTAAAAATTTAGATAATGATAAGATAGACATTGCCGATACTAAGAATGTTATGGATTTTTATGTTCAATGTAAAAAAACAAAGGTTTATCCGAAAGTAGATATTATAAAAGACTGTCCTAGAAAAGACAGACCTTTATGTATTTTTTGGGCTAAACAAATTAATAAAGAAGTAAATATGGCGACAGATGGAGAATATGTTATTATGCCTAAGTCGTTTTTTTATAAATTAATAAAAGAGAAGTAAGAGAAATTACAGATTATGAATACTTATTTATTACCTGTATGTGAAAATAACGAATGTTATATTTATCATTCATATGCACATGATATAAATACTGCAAAAGAAAAGTTTATGACAGATTTAAGAGATGAATATAATCTTAACATAGACTTAGACGTTAATGATTATGAGAATTGGGATGATTTTGTTGAAAAACTTAATCTAGTGCATGATATTATATTAGGAGATGTATATGATAAAGAAGAATTTTAATTCCATTCGTATAGGATTAGATATTGATGATGTATTATCTAATTTCTATGAAAGTTATTCTAATTACTTTAATGCTAAAGATAACCCTAAAGTATTAAGTGATTTAATTATTACCAGAAATGTAGAAAGGGTATTAAAGAAGAATAGAGATTTTTGGTTGAATCTAGACCTAATTCAATATCCAGATTTTGATCCAGAACTTTTCTGTACTAAAAGGGTTAACAATAAAGCATGGACTAAAAAATGGTTACTAGATAAAGGATTGCCTAATAGGCCCGTCTATCAACTCTTTCTTCAGTCTTCTAATAAGGCTGATAGATTAAAGGGCAAAGTAGATGTGTTTATAGATGATTCTATTAGTAACATGATTCAAATTAATTTGAGTGGTATTCCTTGTTTATTGATGAATACTAAGTATAATCAAGAATGGGGCCCAATAGGAAGAATTTATACTCTTAATAAGGAAGAAATATTAGATACTTATAATTTATTCATAAATACAGTATTTTCTAATTTTAGAAATCTGATATGAGTTATAAGGATATAAAATTAATTCCTAATTTAGATAGTATTAAGTATGAAGAAATGTCCGATGAACGGTATTTTAGTAAGGAGTTTAGTGGTTATATAAGTAATTCTAAATTATCTTTAATAAATCCGGATCAAGGAGGAAGTCCAGAAATGTATATAGAAGGACTTTCTAAACATCCTAAATTTAGTGACAGTTTAATATTAGGAAGTGCAGTACATGAATTACTATTGCAACCTAATGGATTTAAACTAGTAGATAATATAAATAGACCTACTGCTAAATTAGGAGCAATGGCTGATATTCTTTATGATATTTATAGAAAAAATAAGATAAATAACAATATAGAAGATGTAACTTTCGAAGATATTGTTAATGCGTCTGATATTGTAGATTATTATAAAGGAAAAATTGATGCTATTAAACAATCTAAAATAATGGAATCTTGTTCTAATTACTGGGAAATGAGGTATCTTTATGAAATTAAACTTCCCCAAAAAGAATATAAGGTTCCAATATTTTTAGATGAAAAATCAAGAGCTAAATTATTAAAATGTTTAGAATCTGCTCATTTAAATAAGAATATCCAAAGTTTACTTTATCCAGAATCCTTCTTTGAAGACGATATTGAGATAAAGAATGAGGCTGCCTTATTTATGGATGTAGATGCTATATATGATGATAAGAAAATAACTCTTAAATTAAAGGCCAAGTTAGATAACTTTACTATTGATAGTTCTACTAATACAATAGTATTAAATGATTTAAAGACTACTGGCCATTATTTATCTAAGTTTAAAGAATCTTATGATAAATATCATTATTATCGCCAAATGGCAATGTATATTTGGATGCTTACTTTATATGCAAAAAGTTATTGTAATATAGATAAAATAGGAAGTTTAACAGCTAATATGTTGTTAATTAGTACTGTTCCAGATTATTATTCTGGAGTATTTAAAGTATCTAAAAATGATATTGATAGAGGATTTAATGAATTTTCAGATCTATTAAAAAGAGTTGCAGAAATAGAATTAACTAATGTTAGCTGATTTGATGGAATCTTGGCAACCTACCTATACTGAATTAAAAGAATATTATGAAAAGTATTTTAGTTTAGGTGGATTATGTACCGATATTGGAAATAAATTTGCATTAGTATCTCTAATATGTTTCCTAACTAGTCAAGCTAGGAAGAAATCTCCAGATGCAAATTGTTATCAAGTTATAATGAAGGTTATAGATAAAAAAGAGCATAAATATAATATGGATTTTATAAAAGGACTGTCCATCATATGTGATGATCTTATGCTAAATACATCTGAATTTCTAACTTTTGATATGAAATCTTCCAAGGAAATGGTAAATAAGATTTTAGAGATACTAAACACATGGGTTCCTTTCTAAGAGTATCTTGTATTAAGATTAATATTTTAATCATTTTTTAAACCAAACATTTATGAAAAAAATCATTACAATGGCCATAATTACTATGGCGTTAGTGACAATTGGGTTATCATCGTGCAGCGACGATGACGACAGCAGCGCATTGACTGATGCAGGGAAGGCAGCTTCAGCTGTGGATTTGGGTCTTAGCGTTAAATGGGCAACTTATAATGTAGGTGCTACTACACCTGAAGGATATGGTAGCTATTTTGCATGGGGTGAAACGGAAGAAAAAGATAATTGTTCTTGGAGCACCTATAAATATTACGATTCATCAACTCAACATTCCTCTGATATAGGCGCTAATATCAGTGGTACTGGCTATGACGTAGCAAGGGCTAAATGGGGTGGCAGTTGGAGAATGCCGACAGCCGCCGAGCAACAGGAATTAGACGAAAAATGCACTTGGACAGAAACAGTACAGAATGGAGTTGTCGGCATGAAAGTGACAGGCCCTAATGGGAACAGCATATTTCTGCCTGCTGCTGGTTATCGTGACGCCAAAGGCATTGAAGGTGCAGGCGATGGTGGTTATTACTGGAGCAGCACACTCTGCGAGAAATACAACGATGATGCTTACACCATGTGTTTTACGATTACGAAAGATCTTGTCAGCCATTATTGGAGCAATTGGATTAGCAAATACCAAGGTCGTCCTGTTCGCCCTGTTGAATAAGCTGATGGTTGAAAGCACAATAAAACTTTGAATTTTATGAAGCTAGTAATTTGCGTCTTTTTAGTAAGTCAGTAAATATTGAACATAAATCAGCTGCTATCAATTATCATTTTATCAACTAATTAATCTCATTGTATTCAGCATCTATGCTCTTTGCAGTGGGATTTTTTTAATATCCAAAATGAAAATGCACCAGATTTCCAACTGATTCAAAATTTATAGAATATCAAATCCGTTAAAAATCCGAATAAATGGCTTATAAATATCCTTTTTTCTTGTATTCTTGCAACTCTATATCACTATTTTTGCTTAAAGTTCTTTGACACGTTGAAATTGTTCTTCTTCCAAATGCGTATAGGTGGCCATTCAGCGAGGAATATTCATTTACACATTTTCATGGCTTGCGTGATTAAAAATCAATTGAAGCATTTTAATGGATTAGGCTCATCGTTCTTTCAGCCAATTCAAAAATTTGCAAAAAATATTTTTAATTAATTGCACGCAATGAAACTGTACCACACAGTTGTCCCAAATCCAGCAGAATAGATGGTGAAAAAATTTCGGGACAAGCCTGAAAATGGCGTTGTAATAGATTGAAAATTAGGCGATAGTATTGTCCCAAGTTGTCCCACGTCATTGTCCCAAATCCAGCAGAATAAATGGTGAAAAACTTTCGGGACAAGCCTAAAAATTGCGTTGTAATGGG